GGAGTACGAATCCTCTCCTCAATTGCGCATGCTTCGTACCAATGCGCCAACAGCAATCACCATGCGTAAACATTACAGAGCATTGGGACTTACCAAGTGGCTGCGCTGTTGCCCTTCTCACTCTCTCACGACGGGCAGAGTGACTAGCCCAAGGGTATCCCGCTATTTGCCCGTAGCGGTCGCACCGTGATTGTGCGAATGACCGGGTGATTCCAGACGGACTACAGCCTATCTGTAGACCTCATTGATCTATTGTGCTTTTTAGTAAAGGGCTATCTCACATTGAAAATGCTGTTCACCCCTAGCAGGCAGGATGCCACTGGCTCCCACCCACCAGGCAATGTGTACCTGGTGCGCCCGGATTCGTCGTTGATCCTGACTATCGCTGCGATAAACGAAAGGTTCCAACAGGCCGAGCGCACTTGGTTTTCATTCAGTCCCGTATCGTCCATGATCTCCCGGCGTGATGTGTGTCCGTTGGTGATTGAGTAGTACACCGTTTTCATGGTCGAAACCGGGCGCGAGAACTTCACTAACTGGCCTTTTTTTAGCATCAGGTGCCTACATGGAAAACTGAGCTAACCCCTGACCATGTACTGCTGCGAACATATATCCCTTCATGCTCCGTAGGCTCTGGATTCGGGAACCAGCCAGCAGACTTAGAGCCCCCTGCGCTTCCAAAGCCCTTGGGCTTACCACCACTCACAATCAGGCCCTTGATCCGTAAATTCTGGATCGCGGTGTTGCATGTATCAACGCTGATTTTCTCGGCCTCACAGATTGCAGGTATCTGAGACATGCCAGCCGAAATACGTGCATAGACCCGCATTGCATTCGTTGATTTCTTCATATATTGCCCATCCCAAAGATCGAATTGATGCCGGTGTAATCTTGTTTGTACACTGCTTTTCCTGCTATTTCGTATTGCGCTCTTGGTGCGCCAATGCGGCCTTTTCTCGGTGTGTTCTGCGTCTTGCAAATCAGGTTTCTACCAATGAGATTTTTCAGAGCTGCCTGCACTTGGGTCTCTGTAACCCCGCATGCTTGTGCCATCTCTGCACGGTCTATAGCGCCTGATTTGATGCAGGCCAGGACTTTTGCCATTGCGCTGTTTACTCTCATTTGCTGGCCCTCCCGCGCTTGGCTATTTCGCGCTGGCAATACCAGACTGCCTTCTCCAAATCTTCGATTGCGTTGTCTTTCAAGTCAGCGCGCCATATGTACTTAATCGCGTTGCCAAGGTTGAACCCCATGTGCTCAGTGACTTGGATGCACTCCACGCCGCTGGCATGGCTTGTGTAGTGCTTTGGGTGGTTCACGGTATCGGTCATTGCTCATCCCTCCACTTGCAGCCTGTGCAGCCCTTGTCGGCTAACCCGAGGGCTGTGTACTGGTAGTTGCAATGCTTTGTGTTCGGGTTTGGCACTTCGAAGTAGCGAATCTCACCGGTAGCAGAGTCAAGGCCCCAATGCCCGAAGGCGTCTTTGTATGGCTCGTGGTCTTTACAGCCATTTGCCCTGATAAGACTGGGCCAGCTTTTTACCGTTGGTGTCATGCACACCCCCTGGGGCATGGAATCCAGCCGGTGTAAACAAGTCCGCATGTGCGGCAGCGAAGGGTTATGGTCATGGCAGAAACCTCGCCAGTCCCATAAAAAGCCACAGTAATGCCGTCATTACAGCGCCAGAAACTAAGCTGTCTTTATCTATGTAGCCCCCCACTGAAAAGCAGCCAACAAAGATGCCTATTGGCACGATGGCGAACAAGGCCATCCAAGGCGCTAGGGTTATGGTCATATCACTCCTTTGTTAAATCTTTAAGCTTCTGGCGGTACAGGTTCTTGATTGCCACCAGTTCGTCACGCTCCCACTTCTTGGGCGTGTTGTTGTTCTCAAGTGCTTCGACGCGCTCAAGGCCGATGCGGGCTATCAGTCCCACTCTGTAGGCGCTGATGTTTCCACCGAGATACTGGTTGTCGTGTTTTGATTGAGCATGGCAGTTGTCTTCGGTGAAACGAAGATGAGAAGCGGCTCCGGTCGAACGAAAATGCCCAGCATCGACCGCGTTGCCGGACCAATCCAACGGCCTTCCACTGGATATGCACGCATGGTTTGCAAGCCTGTCACGCGTTCGTATAAAAGTGTTGAATGCAACTTGAGCCTCCTTGATTAAGTCGGGGATGCGCTTGAGCTTGTCGGCCCGCGCCTTGTCGTGTTCGCGCTCTTCCTTCTTCGCAGCGCGTACCAGGCGCAGGCTGCACATCTTGGAGCAAACGGTTTGGGTGCTTGACCACGGCAGAAACGGGTTGCCGCAATGCTTGCAAGACTTTTCTGTGAATGTTGTTGCGCCCCAGCTCATGTCACATTCCTCATGGTCGCGCGGTTGCTGGACTCTTCCGAGCGCCAAACATCGATGCGGGCCTGTGCTGCCACCATTTGCCATCTAAGCGTCTCCTCGACCTCCACTGCTGCGCGTATGCCAGCCAGTAGCTCCAAATAATCGGGATGGGCATAGGCGTCTTTTTCTTGGGCAACTGCACTGCTTTCCTTGCTTCCTTGCATCAAGATGGCTTTCTTGCTCTTGCGGAATTCGTCCAAATACACGCGGGTAGCTTTTGCTTGGGCAAAGGGCGTGGCATTGCGATAGATAAAGTCGATAGCTTCGTTTGCGTCTGTTTCACGCTTTGGCTTGTCGCTCATTTGCCGACCCCGTACATCCAGGCGAAATAAGCATCTTTTGGCGTCGAGCCGTAGCCAGAATGGAAGAAGCTGGTGCACCTCCATTGCTCGTAACGGTGGCCGCAGTCGTGCCAGACCTTGGTTAAGTGAATGCGGGGCTTCATGCGACTAACTCCAGTTGCTTCGATCCAGTCCATTGATCTGCCATTGCTTGCGCAATTCCTGCGTAGGTCTGACTCCGCAGCTTCCAGCGATCCGGGCTTGGAGGCATCCTGTGAATGCGGGCCTCGCGTCCTTCGACTACGTTTGTAGCGCGAAGAAGTGGCAGACCTTTTAACCACAGTGCCGTGGCTTTTTTCTCTCCATGGCCGAACATCCATGGCTGAATGATCTGGTCAGGCTTGCGCCACAGGCTGGACATGATGCAAATTGGGTTCTCAATCGCCACCTGGTGGATATGGGCCGACCGTCGCACCAAAGCCATAAAGAATGAAACCGCAGACTGCTGGCGTCCATCCATCTTCTTCGCCTCAAAGTGGCGCGATCCACTAACGCTCAGGTGCGTGCATGGCGGGTGCATGATGGCTATGTCCCATGGGTAATCGATCACATCGAATACATCGCCCTGGTAGTGTGGTCCTGGTGCATCAGTAGAGAGGAGATCGCAACTCATGGCCTCATGACCACCCCGGATAAATGCATCGCGCACTGCCCCAGAGCTTTCGCATGCAACCAGTACTTTTAGTGCGTTCATTCCGTCCACCCCACAGCCTTCTTGAAAGCCGCCTTTATTCCGGGATAGCTTGCTTCCAATTTGTTCAAAGAGTCTTTGACGTAGCCAGCCCATCCGGGGCCGTAGTGCCACATGGTTACGTGGTGCTCTAGGTGTTTGTCGAATAGGGTCATCAGATGCCCCGCGCGGAACGCTCAACAGCATCACGCAATTTCTTGTTTTCCATTGCAAGAGCATCTGCGGCAGCTTGGTATTCATTGCGGGAATCCACTTGTGAATCGTGAGCGCCCTTCCAATCTTCTACTTCACTTATCAATGAATCTATTGTTGCTTGCACAGATGCAGTCGCCTTCACGGCCACAAGCATTGCAAAGGTTGCATACATTGCAAATATTTCGAAGTCGTTGTCTTCGTATACAAAATCAAGATTTACCAACCCTGACTTCTTTAACAAATCAATAATTTCATCTTTTGTCATTCCCTATGCTCCTTTGTTAACGAGGGCGCGCTGGCCATTTGTGACGTAGCGCCATGCAGTTAGGTAGCTCACAGAAGTGCCTCCTGAACTTGTTTTGTGCGCTCTGGCGCAAATAGCTGGCCCTGCGCCACTGCTTGCTCTATGCGCTTGCATGCAATGTCAAAATACTTTGGTTCGCGTTCGATTCCGATGAATGAACGACCAAGCTGGATGGCTGCAACGCCTGTAGTCCCACTGCCCATGAATGGGTCTAGGATGGTTCCAGCCTTTGGGCAAAGCTCAATAACCCACTTCATCACCTCAAGCGGTTTTTGCGTTGGGTGATAGCGCTCCTCGTTGCCTTGGCGAATCATTCCGTTCCAGCGCCATTGCAATCGGCGCACAGCCTTTGGCCAATTCGTCCATGCCAGTTCGCAATCGGCAAAGTCGTTGTCGCCGTTCAACTTGTCCCATACCAGCCAGCAAGACGTTGCCGGAAGGCCAAAGTAATTGCCGCCGAAGAAGGCTTGGTATTCACCTTTATCGCGGATAGCTTGGATAAGACTTGCGTCTGGTGGGCTTTGGTCCCAATCGAAGGCCCCATAGTCCCTTTGATCTGCCATGGCTGTTGAATTTCCCTTTCGCTGGCGATTTGCAACCTTCTTGCTACTTTCGCCAATCCCATAAGGCGGGTCAGTAATCACCGCGTCCACCTTTGGCAGCGTTGGTAGAACCTCCAGGCAATCACCGCAGATAAGGCGGGCGTTTCCAATCGTTACTTCATGCATCACGGAACCCAACCAAGTCGCCAAGAACAAACAATGCGCGCTTAACAACTTCGTCCGGCACATTGATCCCCTCTCGCACCATGTCTAGCATCTTTGCGGCTTGTAGCTCTTCCCAGTTGTATTGGTTTCTCATGCGCCATCCAGTGCGTTACGGGCCATTTGCAATGTCGTCGGCGTGCGGCCTTGCGGGCTTTCAAGAATCACCTTTGCCCAGGCTTTAAAATCCACCTTAGATGGGATGGCGGCAAGCTTTTCGCGCAACGGTGCAAGCTTCGCCAGTTCCGCCTTCAGTCGCTCAGGATCAGGCGCAGGCTCTGGAAGCTTCAGAGTCTCAGGCTCTGGCGCCATGCGGCACAGTTTCTTGAACTGGATCACGTTTGGGCATGTATCGGGAAGGTTCTCCAATGCCCATGCGACACGGTGCAAATGGTTCTTGAACGGAGCCAACTCGTAGGCCCATGCGCTCTTTGCGTCCATCACAGGGGTACTGCCTAGGGAGCGATCAAACCCAGCCCCGTAGGTGGCTGCAAGGCGCTGGAACAGCCGGTCTATTGCTTTCATCATTGCAACACTCCCAGTAAGTCCATCGTGTACACATCAATGGCAGATTGCGTGTTTTCAGGATGGCGCTGCCCCGTCATTTGCTCCCAACGCTCACGGCCTAACCGTGCGTCACGCTCTTTGAATGTCTCAACCTGGCGCGGTGCTTGAACCTTGCGCATTCCCGCGAGATGGTCTCCACGGAACACGCCACGCCAGCCGTTCATAATTGACTGCTCAAGAGACTGGTTAGGGTCGAAGCCTTCAGCGTGAAACTTCATAAGCTCTTTAAGAATGAGCTTTGCAGCGAAGTCGGTGAAGGGCGCTTTCTTGTTGCCCTTGCGCATGTCGCAGAAGGCCTGCCATGTTTCAGCGTCTATGTAGGCGGGGATGGCGATCATGGCTATGCAACGCGAAAGATTCTGACCCCGCCATCCACCGCCTGTGTTATGAACTTCACTTTGTAGCGACTAGCGTGCGCAAATGCAGCAGATTGGCCTCGGTTGTATTTAACGTCTGCATCTGATGGACTAAAAAAACTGTCCCCAACCTCCATTTTGTGAAATGGGTAAATGTTTCTCCTCCCGCGCTTTCCAGGATCAATAAGCGGGACATTCTTTTCAATTGCGAATTTCATAGTTCACTCCTTAGTTAACGTGGGGCTTTTTGGCCTTTGGTCGTAGAGCAGTAAGCCCCGACAAAGGTGTTCAGATTGACGCGCTCTGCGGCTTTCTTTGAAACCCGTACAGGCTTCAAAACGATAGGATTTACAAGCGTGAAAGCGTTGCCGGTTGATGGTTTTGTGTTCATGTCAAATCTCCGAATTGGCTAGTTCCTGTGCGAGTCCGTGGTGATTCCGTGAGCAGCGGATTGCCACGCAGCGATGCAGTGACGACACTTAGTTCATCCAAATAGGAGCGAACATGCCGAGACAAAACAGCGT